CACATTGCCTGTGATATAGCCATTATAGTCTCCTTATGTGTTCTGCAAGCTGTTCTTGACCTGCATCTTTAATAGCATTGTAAATAGTTGTTCTGTCTGATTTTATAGCTTCTTTCATGTAAAACGCTATAACTTTTTCTAGATGTTCTTTAAAGGCTCTTGCTTGCTCTCTTATCTCTGGAGATGCTGTTTCACTAACTTCTACTATTTTATCAGAACATCTCTTGGCTATTTCTTCTGGTGTAAATCCTCTGTTCTCCGTTGTGTGTACGTTGACTATAGGTGTTTTGGGTAATTCCATTAACATTACATTATCCTTGCTTCACCGTTTCTATAACTATCTCTTTTGTTTCTGCCATCAGCAAGTTGCTGTAATCCTGCCATAGCCTCATCATATCGTGTTTTGTAGAATGATATTATATCAGCTTCACCCTTCATAAACGTATATGCCTCTACTAATGTGCCATATAACAAAGTTGCCTCTGCATTATCACCAAGCCATGATGTAGAAGATGTAACAATAGATGGTGGATCATAGTAATAGTGCAGTTGCACCGTGTATGTGGAGTCTGGTGTAGGAGCTAACAAAAAGTTATCCCCATCAAACAATGAATAATACACAGGGAGTCCTGTTGTTCCTGTTGCAGGATATGCCTCTCGTATAAAGTTTACATCTTTTGGTAACAAGAAAGAGTAGTTACTACTACCATCCACTACAGCAATAGAGAACACAGCTAGAAAATCTGTTGGCTTTGCTAAAAACCTGTTACTTGTAGTCAGGGATGTCGTTACATTCTTTCTGAGTTCTGGGATAAGAATAGATCGGTATATTCTTTCTTCCGTTTGCCTGACGAAGTTAGGAATATTATTAACAAAAGTAGTTTCGGTGTTATCGGTATATTCCTTGATCGCATTTGTTATTTCTGTATAATTCATTTTTTGCTCTTATTGGGTGCGTATAGATTATCAAAAATCTGGTTAACATCCAAGACATAATCTAAATCAGACTTTGAGTAGTGTATATGCTGTGATGGCAAGAAATCAGGAGGACCTTCTCCTGTTTCAAACCATGCAGGATGTGTAACACGAACTCTGTTGTTAGGCAATGCCACTATGTTTCCTGTCCATCTACCTGCGTCTAACAGTTCTAAAACATGACTTTGCTTATGCTGTGCAGGATCATCAGCTATTTCATTTTCTGCATAATCAACAGTAAAATAATACTTAGCAGGATAAAACTCTCCTCCTATTTTAGCCAACCAAGGGCATGGTGTAGCTCTGTCCAAAACATACACTGCGTGGGTGTGGGAGGAACAATCCCACGGTTGTGCGTAGTGGACAGGTAACGGTTCTGCCCACTCCTCCACTGGAGTATCAGCGACAAGACCAGTTATTGGCATTCTTGCCCACATTGCTCCACCATGCACATTAGGCTCATCGGTGTCATCAGTCTCACAACCTGTAAAAACAACTTGAAAACTGAGACACCTGTTTGGCATTGTTGTCACGGCAATAGCCATAGCGTGAAGGAACTCCCCATGATACTTCTGATGATTATGGGTATACTCCCTCCGTACCCAACACTTGAAGTGTGGGATGTTACTTTGTAGATAAGGCATATTTTACACTTTAGTTAGTTTGTATCCCTTAGATTTAGCAGCAGAGCGTATCTTAGCTAAAGTCATTGCTCCCCCTTTTGCCATACCCTTTTTCTTCATTACGCCTCCTTTAGCCATGCCCTTCTTTTTCATAGCACCACCTTTTGCCATGCCTTTTTTCTTCATAGCACCACCAACAGCGTAACCCTTCTTCTTCATGGCTCCACCACCACGCATGGTTTGCTTCTTCATAGTGGTTCTACCACCTGCTGCCATACCCTTTTTCTTCATAGCTCCACCTTTAGCCATTCCTTTTTTATTTCTTTTCATCGGCATATCTTATCTCCTTAGCTTGTTGTTACCGTGACAATGCCAACCAGACCAAAGATTGGCGATATTTTTAGATCGAAGTCGTCAAACTGAGCAACACCAACAGATAGACGTAAAGGCTCTGTTCGGTCTGGTCTTGCATCAATTATGGACTGAGGATCGTCACTCTTTATCTGACCGACAAAGTTTTGTGGATGATCTGGATCAACCACATCTCTTCCAACCCTCAAACCATTTCTTTTACCATTGGTAAATTCGTATACAAGGTCTTCCATTTTATAACGAAAACCTGTCCTATCGCATATTCCAAAAGCATATTTTCCCTTAGCGTAAGCCATCAGACACTCGTGAAGAATGTGTTATAGGGAACAAACTTTATAGAGGCTGTCTCTGTGTCTTCCCCTGCTGCTAATTCAAACTGAAACTCATACTCTTGTTTTAACGCCTGAACTCTATCAGCCACTTCTGGCTTTTTCATAGCTATGTAGTACGCCAATCCTGATACAAGACATGGCACAAACCGTGGTGGCACAAAGCTCGTTGTGGTTCCTGTTACACCAGAGGCAATACTATCAATGCCCTTTAGTCTAAAAAAGGCTAACGTGTATGTCGTGTCTGGAACAGGGTGCAACGTGACTGTCGTGGAGCCTGCTAGTCTTTGTACAAATATCTGTGTTGGCTTACCTTGAGTATTCTTATTTGATTTTTGGGCAAACGTAGAAACACTTATTCTATTTACATTCGTATCTAGCTGTGATGTTCCTGTGCCTGTTCTAATTGTATGCTCAATGATATCAATGGTATCTGATGGCATAGTGTATGTGGCTGTGCCTGCTGACAGAGATAATGTACCAGATTCTATGGTAAACAGGTTTATCCCTCTGTTTTGCCACTCTAATGTTAATATCTGAAAGCTACGTCTAGCTGTCTTTAAATCATAACCAGAACGCATTTCAAGCCCTGCTCTCTCAAAGGCTTCCTCAAATATCTCTGGTAAATCTGGTGTTACAACTGCCATTAGAGCCTCCAATCTCTTCTATTTATAATATTATTCCTCATTCTTTTCAATCACTAATGGTTTACAGTAGGCTGAGTATGTATTTCTTGTTTGTCTCTCATTGTAAAAGTTTATCTTATTGGCATACCAACTACACTTATCGATGCTCCCATATTGTAAAGATTCATCATAAATCTGTGTTCCCTCTAAAATTACCAATGCAAATACAAGTGTCTTCATTTTTTAAAACTATCATTCAAACTGTCTAAAACTTGATTTATATTAGGAGGCTTACCACCTGGATCATAACGACAACGATATTCATTTGGGCAGGTTCCCTCAACCACTAGAGTGTATGTGTCATTTGCACCTTTATAAAGACAAACTTGTTGTCCATTTTTCGCTTGCACTCTTTTATATCTCCTACAGGTAATGTACTTTGGGTCTTCTCTAACCCCTCGTCTAATCTCTTGTTCCCAAGTCCAGTCACTAAACTTCTTTAGGAAACAGGTAAAACATTGCTTGATATTCTCTGATTGTGCCAGATAAATAATATTTCCGTCTGCACACAACCACTCAAAAGTTTCTTGTCCTCCATCTTTACGAACACACTTACTTCGCAAGGCTTGACAGCATGAAAGCATCTGCTTTTGCTTCAAACCATCCACGGTCAATCCCCATGAGGGAGTAGACGAAAAGACCAAGTACAGCCAAGCCAATGACAAGAACAATAATAAGTACAATAATACCAATAACTTTTTCTCTAAATATCTTCCTGTCATATATTTCTTTCTGTCTTCTCTTTCGTATCTGACCTTCCATACGAAGAAGTTCATCCCAAGCTGCTGTTCCATGTGTAAACTTAATAAACTGTTGAAGCTCGTAGCGTTGTTCTTCTAAACGCTTTTTGGCAGTAAAGGCTTCTATTGCTTCCTGCTCAATGCTTCCCCCACTAAAAACTTTACGAAACATGGTAGGGTTCTTGGCAGATTTATGAGCTGCATCCACATCACTAACAGCACCCATCCATCTGGATAAATCCTGTGTCATAGATTCTAAATCACGACCTGCCTGAAACGCCCTTTTTATGCCGTTAAAGGCTGTGCTTGCCGTAGCGACAGCAGCCGAAATGGTTACTGGATCGAACACGTTAGTATGTTTTACGCATCTTCAGAATGATTGTGTATGTATCAGCACTAGAGTGACCCACAGTGGTAAAATCAATATCACCTGTCTTTCCAGACCCTGCGTTATTTAATAAACCACCAAACTCACTATAGTCATGATGA